ACTAGAAAGAAACGGCGCTTGAGTATCAGCGCAAGATGACAGAGCAAATGTCGGGCCTGAGGGACATGATCTCACGTTCACAGCAAAAGGTACGAAGTGACAATATTCTTGTCGAGCACAATCAGGAGAATGGCGCTGAAGAGGCTGACTTTACGGAGGTAAACCCTGATGGTTGAACGAATATCCGCAAAGCAGCGAATTGAAGTACAAAGCCTGGCTGAAAAAGAAATCATGCGATATGCCGGAAACCACGGTATGTGGCATAAACATGTTCACAATGTCGAACTCGACCCCGTCCAGCTCCTGAAGATGGAAGAGATGGACGCACATCAGAACACCGTCGATTTCAGTTGCCGCCGAACGGGCAAAACAGCGGTCAAAGAGATGTATTTTCTAGAGTGGAATGCCATTCATGCCGATCAGGAAGGTGGGATAGTCGCCCCGCGCGAAGCGCAGTCGCTGGTTAATCTCAGCTATCACCTTGATGCGATTCGCCGTTCCGATATTCTTAGCGGCTACGTCGCTTATAAATCCGGTCGCAAGCAGCTTGCCGATACCTACTATGAGTTTGCCAACCATTCGAAAGCTCGGGCCTACGGCATCATGGCCAACGTTGACGGTGGTGATTTAACCTGGGCATCGTTGGAAGAAGTTGATGACCTCGATCCTGATCGTCTTTATGGCCGATTCCTGCTGATGATGGGCTCAAGCCGTCGTATGGGTGCCAGCAAGTCTTCCATTAACAAACCGCAAATCAGAATTACTGGCGTATTCAAAGGAGCCGATACCCTAAGCGGCCTGATAGATTCTGGTGAATACACTTGCCTGCCAACCGTGGACTGTTATCTGGGGATAGAGCTCGGGATCTTGAATGAAGAGTTCATCATGAGTATGCGCAAGCAGCTGCCCGAAGATGAATACATCCGGCAGTTGCTTTGCATCAACGTCGCGGCCAAGAACCTGATCTGGGAAAAGTATATCCGCAATGCGATTCAGATCGGCGCCCGAATTGGGCTGGAACCGACGGAACCAGAACCATACACCATATACAAGAAACGTGGCGTACTTGCCTTTGGCTATGACCACACAGGCCACGGTGAAAACTTGGCATCCTCCCGTTCTGCGCTTGTCGTTAAAGAACAGATCGGCAATTTCACCGTCGTCATCTTTGCCAAGACCTGGCATCCCGGCACCGATGAGAGTGTGATCCGCAAAGACATGGTTGGTTTCTGGCGATACTTCCGGCCTGATTATGCGCTGGGCGATGCGTTTGGTATCGGTCTTATCACTCAGGTTAATGATGATTTGTTTGCCGAGGGATTAACACAGATAGACCGTCGCACTATCGGAGGCGGTGAAAGCACAGCGTCAACATGGCCAGAATGGCCCTTCTCACCAATACGCTTCGAAGGTTACCAGAAACACCAGATGGCTCAGTCACTCCGCGCGGCTTACCACAACAAACAGATGGTGCTGCCTTATGTCGATGACAGGGAAGAGGATCCAAGCGTTGAAGATTATGTCACCCTTCCACGCCAGCTGAAAAACATCAAACCCAGCCCAGTGAAGGCGGGTAGTTACTCCAGTTATCAGATGGTGAAAAAGACCATTGGCGATGACCTGTTTGATGCAGCCATGGCGGCGAACTGGGCATTGGTTACCCAAGGTGCAGCTCCGGTACCAAGCATCATCACCATCAATCACAAAACCCGCGACCAGCTATTGGGCAGTCCAAGCAGCCTGAATCTACTAAGGAACCTATCATGAACATGCTCTCTCGCATTTGGGCTGCCGTTAGAAACAAGCCGTTTGCTTCCGCGCTGAACACCTCGGGAAACCCAAGCGGACAACAGAGCTCAGACAAGGGCCATATCGCCGACCCTGAACGTTCGGTGCAGTACCTGTATGACATGATGCAGTGTGATCCTAACCTGCGGGCAGCCATCGTTACCTTGCGCCATATGGACAAAATTGATCCCCGGGTAAAAAAAATCCATCGCCGGATTGCCCGAGATGCCACCAAAGGCGGCCTGAAGCTCCATTGGGTAGGAAAGGAAAGCCAGCGTGTGAACAAGCTCTGGCTGCAATTTGTAACCCGCCTGCAGCTGACCAACAGAGCCAAGCTGATGAGTGATGCCGGAGGCCTGGCCAAAGAGGGCAACCTGCCGCTTCAGTGGGTAGTGAACGAGGCCATGCAAGTCACCAACGCAATACGTATGCCGACGGAAACCATCATTCCCATCGTCGACCAGACAGGGCGATTCAGAAACCCGAAGAAGGCCTTTCGCCAGATAGACACGATCACCTGGCAAGAGCTTTGTACCTTCCCATTGTGGCAGCTGACCGTGAGCAGGCTGGATCCGGATAACTTCGATGATATGGGTTGTATGGGGCGCCCTTACCTCGATGCTAACCGGACTATCTGGCAGAAGCTCATCATGACCGAAGAGGATTTGGTGATCCGCCGCCGAACCCGGGCACCGCAAAAGCTGGCTCATTCCCTTGATGGCGCCGACAAGGCCGCGCTCGATGAATACCGTGAGCGGGTAGAAGTGGAAAGTGGAGACATCGCAACAGATTTCTACGGCAACAAGTTATCGGTCACGGCAGTAAGCGGTGATGCCAACATGGACCAGATAGCCGATATCAGTCTGCTGATAGATGCCTTCTTCTCTGGTGCTCCGGCACCGAAAGGCTTGTTTGGCTATGTCGATGGTATGGCGCGGGACATATTGGAAGACCTCAAGCGTGATTACTATGAAGAAATCGACGCCCTGCAGGATGCATTGGCCTATGCCTATCAGGATGGCTTCAAGCTGCAGTTGTTGTTGTTGTTGTTGGCTGGCCTGAATCCGGACTCTTTCAACTTTCAGGTTCAGTTCGCCGAGCGGATGACAGATACCAAGAACCAGCGTGCAGACCTGGCATTGAAATATCAGGCGTTGGGCATGCCGCGTAAACTGGCTTGGGAAGCTGCAGGGGTAGACGTACAACGGGCAGAAAGCATGCGGGAGGAAGAAGCCAACAGTCGAGATCCGTATCCCGACCCATATTTACCAAATACTGCTCAGCCTTCACCGAATAAGCCCAATGTCAGCATTACCCCCGGCAATCAGCCGAAGGGAGAAAGCGCGACGGCTATCAGTAACGGGTGATTGAGATGGCAGACAATAATCGCACCCAAGTAAAAGCCACTATCCGCCGCGCCATGAAAGCCGCAGAAAAGGCCACCAATGAACTTGATGCCGCCGGAATGGAGGCATTGGGCCAGCTTTACCAGTCGGTACTGGCAGAGATTCAGTTCCTGATCACAAATGCCGCCGATGAGCTTGGCGAGGTTCGCCTTTCCCGGCTCAACAGCTTTACCGCTGAAATCGAAAGCTTGTTGCAGCAGCTGGCACAAACGCAGGCCTCATTGATTGATGGTTATGTCGTTCAGGCAGCCCAGAACGGCGGAGCTACGTTCAGTACCAGTGTTTCAGCTGCAGCGGTTAGCAAGTCAATTGATGAATCGGTGTTGGCCGTCAGAACCTTTACCCATAGTGATGGCCTGCAACTTAGCGACAGGCTGTGGCGAATAGACCGCCATGCAAGGGAAGTTGTTACTCAGGCGGTTGAGAGAGCGGTGATTATGGGGCAGTCGGCCAGCGAGGCTGCGCAAGATTTCATGCACCGTTCCCAACCGGTTCCAACGGATATCGCCAACAATGCCAAGCTGGCGAATGCCGCGAGCATTAACCGTACCTTGGCGAATTCACTGATGGTTGATGAAGGGGCGCCATACTGGCAAATCAAGCGGGTGATGCGGACCGAAATCAACAGGGCGCATGGCATGGCCTTCCAGAACGCGGCCTTTGAAGATGAGTTTGTCGCCGGCACACAGTTCAAGCTAAGCCCAACCATCCCAAACCAGACCTCTGCGATATGCATGCCAGGGCCAACCTCTACGGGCTGGGCAAGGGCGTGTACCCGAAAGGCAAAAGCCCGTGGCCAGCACACCCGAATACCCTGAGCTATGAGCAAGTCGTTTTCATAGACGAGATAACAGAAGAAGACAGAGCCAACCAAACAGACCGGATTAGCTGGCTGAAAGGTCAGAGCCAGCAAGCGAAGAAAGCC